CCACTTACCAGCACGCCTCACCGCGGTGACTGAGAGCCGAGAGCTTGTTTTTCCACGTTCTCCGGAGCGTGTACTACCGTCGCGATGAGTTACACGAAAGTAAGCCAGCAGCCCGTCAATGCGCCAGTGCCCAGATCACTTAACCGTGAAATCGAGCCACTGGTAGCTGATACTGTCGCCATCGACCCCTCGATTAAGAGGCGCTTGGATCAGTATGAGCGACCGGATTCGACTGAGCTCAACTGTCCTTCACTCTCGCTGCCCACGGTAGCAGCCCCTTGTTGTGTTGCAAGTGGGTACCAACTTGCCACGCCCCAGCCTCATCGCTGCGGGATTCATACTTCGTGCGTGCGAACGTCGGCAGCCGAAGTGCGTGATAAAGTTGGCGAGAAGGTTTCTTCATTCATGGAGGGCCTGCTCAATACAGACGACCGCCAGGAGACCGAGAAGGACCTCTTCACCCAGGACGCACTCGGTGTCCCCTGGCTACGCATCCTTGCCAAACTTGCCTCCCGGGAGATTCAGATATGTTGCATCCCGGTGAGTTTGTTGGCCGGCAAATGCCTCCAGCACGAGCTGCGCAAGATTAAAGACGCTAGTGTTGAGAGGAAGGCGAGTCCGTGGGGCTGCCTGGTGTCGGACCGCAGTACGCAGGTCACTGGTGAGGTGCGCGCTCAACGCGTGGTTTCCGCGATTATTCGCGCCGAGACTACGTCGCACGCCTACGACTCGACGCAGAGGAAGAAGGTGCCGAAGCACCAGAAACAGCACGATCATTCTATCTTCCGCCAGATGGCACAGGGGTTCGATCCGCCAGGACCGACTCCTGCTGACGTCGAGAACACGCAGAGTAACCACCCCGTCGCTGGCGCCTCCCGAAAGGTGGGCGTTACCGCCACGCGCAACTACTTGCACGACGCTGGCTTTCGCATGTTCGACATGAGTAAGAGCGGCGCCGCGCGCGATCAAAAGGCCACTGGCCGAAGGGAGGTCCACGGTGTCAAGGACCTCCAGCATGCGCACGAAGACGGGAAGTTTGAGTCGGACATGGTGTATACGTTCGTTGACCAGGACTATTACATCGATAGTTTTGCCCCCTACGCCGGCTCGAACATGGTCGTGATCACCGCCGAGTACAACAAGCTCGCCGGTGAAGGCACGGATTCTGTGTGGTACTACACCGAGAACGCTAACGGCGAAGTCGTCGTCGTTGAGCGTGTTGCTGGAGCGAACGGTGCTACGTACCATAATCAGCGTCCGTGGAACTACACGGCAAACGACTTTATCTACATCGAACACCTTGGCAAGACCGCATTTACAACGTACAACGTTGTCATCAAGTACCAGCCCGGAACGCATCGCAAATGGGTATGGCTGTCGCGCAACTCGACTACCAGACTGAGCAAGTCAGTGTGTGACCTGATGATGAATGTGGCACAGGGAAGCCCCCTTGACGGCACGCCATTACGCAAGGCGGACAACGTCGTCATCGTCCAGGGGGACTCAAAGCTTAAGCAGGACAGGCTCCTGCTGGGCTTGTTCGGTGACACGGAGGCTCCCACGTACAGCATCAAATATGTCTGCGACGTGGGGCCAGACACCTCGCAGGAGTTGTCCGAGAATCAGTTCAGAGTGTTCAGCCTCATGGGCAAGAACCAGCCGAAGGGCTATGGCGTCTCGGAAGTCAAGCGCACCATGCAGATGCACCATGTATGGCGCCCGGGGGGACTCGAACCGCTCATCGTGTCCTTCTTCAAGATTCCTGTAGAGTACCGGCCCCGACCGAACATCATGTATACCCGGCAGGATGGGTCACTTGCCGGGGAGGTGGTCGGGGAAGCACCCGCAGTCGAAGCGGCACCGAACGCTTTCGGCGGCGGGCCGGGCGTGGCAGACACGAAGTCGGATGCCGCGCACGACGCGTACAAGACGAAGCGACTTGAGGAATACAGCAACAAGATTGATCCTCCGAAACAGCTTAAGGAGGTTGTCGAGAAGCTGCACTCACACTTCGTCGAACAGGTCTCACGCGAAACCGGGATCGCAATGGGATCGGTCACGCTCTGTGGCGCCGAAGTCATTTATGAACGGCGCACGCAGGCGCTCCAGGCCGCGCGTCTTAAGCGTCATTCCGAACTTCTAGCTCGCCTCCCAGTCGGCAAGACAAACCTCAAGAATGAGGTTGGGCCTAAGGCGAGCGCCGCGCCCCGTGGAATTACGCAGTACAACGAGGAAATGGCCATTCAGACTGGACGAGTCGGCCTCCTTATTAAGGAAGTACTCAAGAACTGCTCGTTCTACATGCCCGGGTCTTCACCGCATGACATTGCGCTAGCCATTCGCAACCTTACACAGGTGGCAATGGAGGCGCATTCGTCTGATGGGGAACGCCAGGTGAGCGGCGTGCATGACACGGATTACACCAAGATGGATGAGACGATCAGTGAATACATTTACAAGGAAGTATTCGTCAAGTTCGTTTTGGCGTTCGTCCACCCCTCCGACTACGAGGAAGTCGAAAAAGTACTCGCGGAGAATGTGGACATTACCACGATGCTCAACGGAAAGCCAATTAACACTGGCTACAAGAATAACAGCGGCTCAGGAGTGACAACGGAGCTAAACACGAT